ACCAATACAACAATCTTTTCTCAGAGCGCCGTAAACGACGCTCTACTTGTCATGTCGTTTTTGTGATAGTAACTTTTCCACGTCATCTTGAAATTGGGACTTGACTTTTAATAGTTAGTCTTCGTTAGATTCCGTCCGGGATAATATCGTCAATGAAGCGTTCCCGTTTTGGTTTGCAGATGCCGGAATACTGCTTATGACATTCCCACAGATCTAAAAGAAGGCCGAAGCACATAAGGTCCACCTCATCCTGGGATAGGTGGAGATGGGCTAATCCGTAATATAAAAGTCGAGTAAATAACTCCTCGTCACTTACTCGACTGCCGCGTTTTTTGTGTCCGCCTCACTTTCGATATTCCGTTTAGTACCCTTGTACAGAGCTTCGGTGATTGCTGCCTTGTAGGTAGCCAAATCTGCCGGGGCCGTCAGCAGCTCCACCAGATCCTCGGTCAGCAGTTCCCGGGGTTCGTCCCGGTGTTTGATATTGTGAATCAGGATCGGCTGATTGGCAAGCAAGGTAATCAGCCAAACAAGCTCACCGAGTGCCATTTCAAAGTTCTCCGACTTCATCAGCTTATCGCCCAGGTTCTCTAAGCCACCGTAACGACCAGCGATCTCCTTGGTAGCCTTGGTGGTCAGCAGCAAGGTGTATTCCTCACCGCCGATGAGAATTTTTGCAGTACGGTTATCCATTTGTTAGCCCTCCTTATTCTGTGGTCTGTGCGGCATAGGTAGGTTCATAGACCTCTTTATACCAGTTGGCGATCGTGCCGTTGGTTACCGTGGGATCGCCCTCGGTAGCCTCCACCTTCCAGGGATGGCGGTTCTTTGCGTCCACCTTGTTCCGGCGGAGAATCGTACCCTCGATAGTGGGAGTGTTAAAGGTGATGCTGTCGCCTTTGGTAGCAAGGGCAGTAGCAGGGATACCGAACACCACACGGTACAGCCAAAAATACTTGTATTTGCCGTTGGACTTCTTGGCACGGAAGCCAATAGCAACAGGAGTGCCACCGTCCTCTGCGGTAGCCACCACGACACCGTTGGCATCAATGGTTGCGCCGGTAAGGTCGGATGCGACACCGCCTCCAATGTCATCCACACCCAAGGAAAGGGTGCCGGACTTAAATTCCTTTACGATTTCCGCAGCACCGTCATCTGCATACAGAGTTGCCTCTGCCAGCTCCACAGACAGATCTGCGGTCATTGCCTTTGCCAGTTGCACCGGGGTTGCGTAGGTTTCATTACCTTCCTCATCCTCGGTGATCTTGGCGTAATACAGTTTATCAAGACCAATTGTGGCCATAGTCATTCCTCCAATTCCGGCGAGCCGCCGGTGGCAATACGTGCACCAGCAAATATGTTGATGCGTTCTTGCCGCCCGCGCTGACTGCCAATATAAATCTATAGTTCGTATGCTTGTGCCACATCCACCACATAGTGGAAGTAGCCGGTTTCGGTTTCATAACCGATGTATCTGCGGTCAGTTATTGTGAGATCCGCTGCCAATAGAGCCTTCACAACGGCGTTCTTTTCCTTTGTGTAGCTACCTTGGCAGTACAGAGAAATGCGTGCTTCCTGCACCTCCGCACCGGGAGCGTTATCTGCGTGGACTTCAAAGGTGTCTACAATCGGCACCACCACGATATACTTTGCAGGTGCTTTCTCCGTAAATACACCGGTTTCCATAGGGATATCCAGTCCGGTAAGGGCGGTCTGGACGTCAGCCAAAATACTCATAGTTTACCGATCTCCTCTTCCATTTTTTGCACCATTGCATTTCTGCAGGCAGATTTGGAAGCACTCTTGGCTGGCTTCAAAAAAGGTTTTGCAGGCTGACCGTGCTTTCCATATTCCAGGATGTTGGCAATTTTGGCATTGCTGCCGCCGTCCCGGCGAGGCTCGGCAAAACCCAGCTTAATATTGTGGTTGCCGTCCCGGTCAACCTTTGCCGGTGTAAGGCCGAGAGCGCCCTCCAGTTCGCCGGTGGAACGGGAGTCGTATTTGGTGCCGGCTCCCACCACCGAGGAGAGGTTGCTTTTGGTACGGGCAAGTACCACCTCACCACCGGCTTCCAGGACAGATTCCGCTATAGTGTCGAAGCGGCTACCCAGCTTGGACATTCGATCCAAAAACTCCTCCGGCATCTTGATATCAACTTTTGCCACTGGTAGCCACCACCTTCTTTGCAAGCACCTCCGTGTACATCCCGCGACCTTTCACATTCTCCACAGAGGTAATGTCGAAGGTCTCACCGCCCGTCATAATAACGTGGTCGGTGGTAACGGTTACCCCCGGTATGGCACGGAAGCGGAACAGATCGGTTGCTTCGGAGAAGGCGGCAAGGTTTGCCCATCTTTGAGATCCGTGCCGTCCTTCCCGGTATGCCCGTACCGAAGCAACCGCATCATAAACCGTGGTTGCGAAGCCTTCCTCATCCTTGCTCTTTTTCAAAACAACGATGTCGATAAAGGTATTCATGTTCCCAAAGCTCATAACTACACCTTCCAGTTTCGATCCAGCCGGAGCAGCATATTTACGGTGTTCCACACCTGCTGTCCGGCTTGGACATTGTCTGCGAAGAAGCCACCGGTGCTGCCGTCTCGAGACTCGTAAAAGTGGGACGACAGCATGATAATGGCTTGCTCCGTGGTGGCCGGCATCGCATTCTCGGAATAGTAACCTTCCGGGATATGCTGATAGCTTTCCGCATAGGAAATGGCGGCGGTGATAAAGCTCTCCAGCAAGGGATCGTCAGCCTCGTGTTCCAATATTAAGTTTTGCTTGACCTTTGTCAGAAGTACGCTCATCACCGCCACCTCCTGTTATTAGGCAGTAGCCATCTGCAGGACCTTGATGGCTTCAGGCAGGATCAGCTTGGCATCCACGCGCTTGGTAGCCAGGAAGCCGACCTGACCCTTGGCTGCGTACAGCTCGTTCAGGCGGCGGAAGGTGATGCCTTCACGGTCACCGATCCAGTAGTAGGACAGATCACCAAAGGCAACGGACTTCTGGCCGGCACCGATACCGGGGAATGCGGTAGAGGTGTAAACAGGGCGACCCAACAGCATATCGGGAGTGCCTTCCTTGAGAGAGGGCTGCCACAGATACTGACCGTTCTTGTCCTTCAGCAGACGAATGGCATTGATGGTGGAATCGTTCAGCAGCCACACAGCCTTGCTACGGTAAGGAGCGCGGAGGCTGTAGTACAGATTGATGATGTCATCGGCGGTGATTTCGGTAGCGGAAGCAGCGGTCACACCGACTTCAGCACCGGTATCAGCATCCAGCAAACCGGTAGGCTTGCCGTTACCATCACCGGTAATAAAGGCAACTTCCTCGGCGTTGAGGATACGCTTGGTAAACTCTTTCTGGAAATAGCCCTCCAGATCAAAAGCAGAGTCGTTGAGCAACTCCTCAGAGATCTTGATGAGGGCGGTCAGCTTGTGTGCGCCGATGTGCTGCTGGCCGAAGGTCTCGGTGGTCTCGGGGATCTCGCCGGCTTCCTCCACCCAGTTTGCAGTACCATGGGAGGTCACAACGGGGATCTTGTGGACGCCACAGGAAGTGACAAAGGTGTGTGCCAGCTTACGAACCACCATCGCATCGTTCAGTGCGGTGATTAGGTTCTTTTCGTAGGTATCGGGCACCAGATAACCACCATCAGCGTCCACGCCAACGCTCAAGGCATTACGAACCTCAACGCTGGTCTTGTTCCGCATCTGATTCCAGAAGGAAGCCTTGTAGGTATCAGCTGCTCGGCCGGTCTTGGTGTCAGCCTTGGGGGTGGTCGCAGAAGGCTTGGTGGTAATGGGGGTGGAAGTGGGTGCGCTCATCTGGCGGTCGATAGCCTCCTGGCGCTCCATACGGTCGATCTCGGTGCTATAGTCCTGCACCTTCTTTTCCATCTGAGCGTAGGTCGCGGCATCCTCGGCGGACATCAGGCCATCAGCGTCCCGCTTGGTTTCAACGAAAGCCTTGGCGGCTTCCCATGCCTTGTTGCGCTTCTCGCGCAGTTCAGAAATAGTCATAATAAATTACCTCCAATTTTTGATGAGATTGAGCCGATCCAAAAGGTCATCGGCTTTGTGTGTACGGGTGGGTTCAGTAGGTTCGGCTGCGGTGGGTTTGGGTGCGATGCGGCACTTGGCAGCCAGCTTCTTCTTGAGGGAGTTGACTACCTTTGCTTCGGAATACAGCATAGAGACCGCAGGAGGCTCAACTGTATCCGCGGCATCACGCTTCAGGATGCCATCTGCAAAACCAAGCTCCACAGCCTTATTGGCATCCATCCAGGTCTCTGCGTCCATAAGGTGACTCAGCTTTGCCCTGGATAGACCGGTCTTGATTTCGTATGCATTGATGATGGAATCCTTCACGCTTGCCAGCATCTCGATTGCCTTCTGCATTTCCGCAGAGTCGCCAAAGGCAATCGTCATGGGGTTATGGATCATCAGCATAGACACGGGAGACATCAGC